GTGAGTGTGGTGATTTTTTTCGAGGTGTCTAAGAACTCTTTATCCTTTTTTTGTTCTTCGTTAATAGACTTGGTAAGGTCTTTGTAAGCAGAGTTAATCTCCTTGACCTTACCCTCGATGTCTTCAATTTTATTTAAGCGAAACTCTTCTTCTATTTTCTGTCCACATGTAGGGCATGATACGTTATCTGTAAAAAACCTATGATCGGATGTGACATTCTGTATCCTTTGTTCCAGTTTGATTTTAATTGTGTTCATTCTCTTAAGAGAAGAACGAGCAGATGATACTTTTTCGAGTTGAGGTTGGTATTTTGTCTTGATTAAATTGTCATACTTCTTATTATCTCCCATCAAGGTGGACTCATCATTGAATAGTCCATCTAACTTTATTTTAGTCTCTTGTATTCTCTTTTTTCCACTCTTATCGAGATCAGCAATGAAGCTCTTTTGCATCTCAATCTTCTCTGAGATCATATCTTTCTTGATTGTCAGTTCTCTGATCTCTGTATTGGCCTTACTAATCTTATCTCTCAGTATTTTAGCCATACCTGAGAAGATTTTAATATCCAATACATCCTCAACGATTGCCCTACGGTCTGTATTACCTAGTTGCATGAAAGGAACAAAGGTTGCAGACCCTAAGATGGTTGTCTGAGTAAAAGATTTATAGTTAAGTCTAAGTATATTATTTTCTAGGTGTGCCTGTTGATCTAATTGATTGGCAAACTGATCTTGTAATTTGCCATCTATGTAAATCTGGAACAAAGTAGGTTTCATACCTCTTACAATGGTATAAATCTTACCCTGTATCTCAAATTCTATCTGTACCTCACATTCTTTCTCGTTTACAGTATTAATTAACTGTGCTTTCTTAATTTTACGGAAAGGTTTATTATATAATACGAAAGTTAGTGCATCTAAAATAGTAGATTTACCCGCTCCATTAGCACCTACTATTAAATTTGTCGGGGATTTTTGAAAACTTACAATTATAAACTGATTACCAGTTGATAGAAAATTACGCCACCGTATCGTTTTGAATATTATCATAATTTAAAGGTGGAATAACTATATCATCTTCTGAGATAATAACATATTTGTATTTGTGTTTCTGACATGTATCTACAGCCAGTTTATCATCTATTTGAACAACTGTCAAGGGGAGTTCTTCATTTGCTTCTAACAAGCCTGCGTATCTTGTAGCATCATCTTCATGTTCAAAAAGATACAAAGCCTTATGACCATCATCATTTGTGACGGCATAGGCTCCTTCTCCTTCTCTTCCATGAAGTGATAAGATGTACATTACTCTGCTTCGCAAGCTTCTAGGTATACTTCTTTAAGAAGTGTTTTAACTCTTTCTTTTTCTAGGTCAAAGTCGGAGTCTTGTATATATTTATTAAGAAGGGTCAATGTATCCTCGATTCTTTCACTATCAAGATCCACTTCTGTATCATTAATTGCAGTATTCTCTACAACCTTAAGATCAATGATACCAGCTTTCATTAGTTTGTCTAAGAATTTGTCATATTGTAGTTGACTTGTTCTAGATCTGATGAATAGTTTGACTATTTTATCCTTGTATAGATGTGCTTTGAATAACTCTGCTGGAGTATCTTCATAATATATCTTCTCAAAAATATGATATGTATTTTCTACGAACTCAATCTCTCCTGTCTCTGTGTCTAAAATATTAAATCCTCTTTTATCTCCACAATCATTCCAATACATTTCATATGGATTACCTAAGTAAAATACTTGGCCATCATTACTTCTAGTATGATAATGTCCTGAGAATACTGTAGGGAACTTAGAGATAATACCCTTATCGATACCACCCTGTTGGAACATGCCTGGATATAATTCAAATCCATGTAGTTCTAAGTGACTAAAAGCCATCTTAGCATCTGATCTTTCTATCGCTTCAACAGTTTCTTGATAGTTCTCATCACATATCCAAGGCAACATCATTGCTTTGAATCCATTTATATCATATGTGTCTGGTTTAGATATAGGAACTATATTATCATAGTGTTCTAACAGTGAATCAATTGAATTGATCTTGTTTGTATTCTTATAATAGACATCGTGATTACCTACGAGTTGCCAAACTCGGACGCCCAATTTTTCAAACTTATCATATACATGTTCTTTTGCCCAATCTAAAGACCAGTAATCTATATTCTTTCTATTGTCAAAGGCATCTCCCATATGAATACAATACTTAATTCCTCTCTTCTCTAGTTCTGGGAAGAATATATTATCGTAAAATTTTTGAAAGAAATCGTGAAATACCTTGTTACCCCTTCTGCCTCCGAAGTGTGTGTCAGTTATAATCGCTATCTTCATTGATTCATTTTTGTTTGTACTGCCTCTTTTATTGAATTATAGTCGCTAGAATAGCCCCCATCATCGTCAACATGCATAACCTCGTCATACCCCGACTTCTCAATGATCTTTTCACGGATCTCCATTTGTTTTTTCTCTTTCTGTATACGTCTGAGGAAAGCATAATGTATGATTTGAGTGAAGTAAGCAAAAGGATTCGTAGATTTTTCTGGATTGAAGTTATGTATGTATTGGACACAGTTCTCTATTCCATCTGATATCATATCCTCTCTGAACATATAGTTCACAAAGTTTGGTTTGTATGAAAGGTGCGTTGCGATCTTTACAAAGCACTCACCAAGGTAGTTTGTGATGCGTGGTTTGGGATCTCCCGCTTCCTCTGCCGCCTTTACGTCAGCCTTGTATTGTACGATAGCATAAAGGAATTCTTTATTGTTAACGTAATGTTCAGATCTCTTCCGAGTCTTACCTTTTGCGGGCATGTATATTACCTCTTTTGTTAGTTTAAGTATAACATAAAATCGGACGCTTGACAAGTCCTCAAAATAGATGTACAATAGCTCTGTCAGAGCGCAAGAGCAATTTAGCTATCTTTATCAAAGAGCTTTTCAAGACTCTCGCGAGCCTTTTCAACAGAAATTACATATCCCATTTTTTTAGTCACCTTAATCTTTTCTGATGAACCACCAGCAAGATTTGTCATAATAAATCTTTGGTAGTAAGCTACGACCTCAGAATCTTCTCGTGCTTCTACTACAGTTATAACTTTATCCATTGGAATAATGATGATGCCCTCTGATGGCATACTCCTTAACCATGGCATCATACGAAGACCCTCATGTCTTCCATCCATACTTACTGTTTCGATCTCTACAGGATCACTAATAATTAAAACCGTGCGACCATTTTCTTCAGAAGGCATAACCTCTCCAAAGATCTCTTCGCCTGATACTAATTTTACTGATGCGTAGAATTCTTCTTCCATCTTATTTTAATTTGATGTGGGACAGCTCATAATGAAAGTCTTCTTCTTTATATATCTTAATTCTCTCTATTAAATGATTCAAAGTATAGTTCTTTTTAGAATTATATGTAATGTCATCTGCAATATCATAAAGCATTGCATGGGTCTTATCCTTAGATTTTCTAAGGACTCTACCAATAGATTGAAGATTGCGAATTCTAGATTTGGAAGGTGATGCAAATACTACATTGTGAAGATTTTTAATGTTAATTCCAGTTGAGAAGGTGCCGTAACTGGCAACAATGATTGCATCTTTCTCTTTCTCCGTAATTGATCTAACTTCCTCTCTTTCTTCGCCATCGATTCCACCATGTACATAAAATACTTTTCTATCATCTTGTACACTATTATTTATTAAGTTATATAATGGTTCTCCATGAGCTTCGACTCTACTATACAATACTAAAGTATTACCTTTGAGTGTTAGAGTAAGATTTTTAATAAATTCATTTCGTCTATCATGTTCAATAATATAATTCATCTCTTCTCTATACTCATCAAACTGCCGCGGTTCGTGTTTCAGAAGTATAATTCTGATTGATAGACTTGCCAGTTGTCCTTTGGCCTGTAGTTCAGATGTCTTTGTGACCTTGTAAGACGGCCCAAAAAGACCCTCTAAAACCCATTTATGAGTCTGTGTGCCACTTAGTGTACCTGTAAATCCATATCTATACTTAGTATCTCTCATCTTAGACATGATATTGAT